AGCGGTAAGCACGTCATAGGTACGGCAGAACGCGCCGACGATACCGGGCTTTTCCAGAGGATCACCCTGTTTCATAGCCAGCTTTTGATAGCTTACGGCGTTGGGGACCTGCGGCCAGCTCATATAGTCGTGCCAATCGGTGTATGTACTCAGAAGGAAATCCGCAGAGATCAGCGGCGCGTCCTTGCTCTTGAAAACAAACTCACTGTCAGAGCTGCAAGTAGGAAAATAGAAAAGTCTTGCAAGCTCAAACGTGGTGGGGTCAGCCATACCGATACCGATGTGAGCCGCCACACGCCGCGCACACGGCTCATATTCATCAGGTGTCACCGTTCTGTCGAAGGGAACGATCACACGCAGACGGGGCGCAGAGGGCGCGTGTTTGCGGGTACTGTACACCGCATAGCTGCAGCCCAATTCCTCCATTTTCTTGATAACAAGATCAGTCTGCCATCCGGGGATATTATCGAAGTCAAGTGTGACAATATCACGGCCCACGACATTGCCGGATTTACGGCGGGGGTTATTCAGTGCGCCGCCGACAAAGCCGCCCGCGCAGTCCTTCAATTCGTCCTGCTGGGCTTTTTTCATAACGGCATACTCTGCATAGGTTTCAGCACCGCGCACGGGGTTTCTCAGCTTTTCGTAAAAGTCGGAAATGCTGATACGGGTTGTCTGCCAGTTGAGAGACTTACGGCTGTTGCCGATTGCGATATTGATTATTCTGTCATACTGCATTTTCAACCCTCCTCCAATGGTAGCCCCCGGCGGTTTCACTTACGCCATTCAGGCAATTACTGATTTGTGTTTTACCTATGTGTGTAGCCCTTGACGCTGCATTGCGGCTCAGGAATGTTTCGCCCGTTTCCACGCACAGCACCAAACCACCGCCACGGGCTTTTGAGATAGCCAGCCTGTGAGCGTCCGCCTTCGGTACGCCCTTGCGTACAGCAGACATTTTTGCTTTTGTGCTGTCCGAAGCCCGCATACCTTTATGGAGCGCAGACAGCTTTTGCTTAGTAGCCTCAGACTGTTTGGGGGCAAAGCCGCCGGGAGCGATATTATAGCCGTGACTGCGAATATCGGATTGATAACGCCGGATCAAAGCGCACTCCATTTCAGCGGCAGCTTCTTTTGTGAGGCCGGATGCAATGACCTCATGTTTTATGTTGTGCCACCCAAAAATGCGGATAGCACGATAGAAAACGGCGTTGTGCTTATAGTTGCTACCGTTTCCCCAGCGAACAGCGGGAGCCTGCTTCGTAATGCCGATATAGCACTTGCCGTCCGGCGTTGTGTGCTTGTACACTATGTAAGTGGCGTTCATTGCTTACCCCCCTGACTGTTGGTTAAAATTGTCCAGCCGGAAACGCCAGCGCTCCAGCTTTTCATCCTCCGATTTGGAGGTATAGAGTGTTCCGTAGGTATCCTGCAGAACATTTACACATAAGCGTACATCCCCAACTTCTTCAAGCAGAGAAAGATACGCTTGTTCTTTGCTGACCGGCGTAGGGTTTTCACCACGGACGATCCGCGCCATTTTTAGGGCGGCGTGGGCCAGCTCTGCGGCCTCTTCAGCTAACTGTTCCAGAGCTGCGGCCTCACCGATCCGCTCAGTAATACCGTAGTGTGATTTCATTTGAAAACCCTCCCGGTCTTTTTGTCTTTGATTTCGATACGGCTCACAAGCTCAAAGCCGCTTTTGCTGATAATGTACTTCAGCACCTTAATGAGCATATTTACATCACGCTCTAAGGCGTTTTCCTCCTGAATAATGGGACGGAGGCCAAGGTACGCCGTGGGGTCGTTGTAACCCTCACTGTTGCGTTTGGGGTTATCTGCCATAGTGTGCCTCCTAACAACTTACTTCGATAATTGCCGTGGGGAATTTGTCGCAGTTGTCGGCTATCTTCATCAGGAAATCAATGGTGGTTTCTACCGTACCCCATTTATTGCCGGGTTCAAACTTACGATACCGCGACGGGTTGAGGTTCAAGAGGGATGCACCCTGCATCAGCACCGGGTACATTTCAGAACAGCGCTTACCGTTCCATTGGGACGGGTAAGAGCCGCAAACCTCTTTAATCATGGCAGCGGTGTTCGATGTGTGATTGATCCAGTCGTCACCAACGTACACCCACTGATCCACGCCCTCCAATTTTGCTTTGAAACTAACATCGTAGCTCACTGTGTAGCTCCTTCCTGTTCGGCGTTCCACGCTGCCACGTCAACGCCGATCTCCTTTAGCTTTTGCTGGGCAAGCCACGCGTTGTCGTCCGGCATTTCGTAATACTCACGCAGCTTTTTATGTTCAGCCTGAAAAGCCTCCCAAAACCGCCTGAGCCGCTTAGGGCCAAAACCAAGATGTTTATGCAGGGCGTAAAGCACCATAGCGTCAATATCGTTGGTGTATTTCTTATCGGCCTCTAAGATTTGCCGGTTGATCTCAATGTCCATGGCCTTCTGTTCTTTGGCAGTGAGTTCAGCGCCATAGACTTTACCCTTATACTGCTTAACCCTCATGGGCGGTAAACAGGTCCGGGTTATCGACAATCACCATGTAAAGGGCCTGAGCCAGTTCGTCAACACGCTTTTCGTCGTGTTCCTTATAACCGAGGTGGTCAAAGATAGCGTGAATCAGCTCATGGATGAAATCGGCCTCCATTTTGCCCTGCGCCTGCGGTGACACTCTGATAACAAGGTCGTTATAGAGGATTTCGGCGGACACATTCACATTGCCAAGGTCGAGCTTGTTTGTGATTTCAACGGTGTAAACCTTGCCGCCGATCTTGATTTTTTTTGGTATGTTCACTGCTTTACCTCCTGAATCCGGCGCGGCTCAAAACGCCATTTGTGGTGATCCCGTCCGATTTTCTGAGCAAGGCGGGCTTCAGCCAGAGCCGGGGTATCCTCACAGATACCAAACTGAAATTCCTTCTTAACGGTATTCAAGATACCGTATTTCGCACCCGGCTTACCGCGCCAGTATTCGTCAGACTTCATCCATCGTACCTCCCAGCTTAGGCACTCTCAGGGGGACCATATCAATTTCGACGGCCTCACCCTCATAATAGGTGGGGTGGGATTCAAACACACGCTCCACCAATTTCAGGAACGCAGCCGTTTCCGGGGCGTCCTTCAGATCGTCGTAAACGTGTTCGTCCCAATCCTCATAGGCTTCTTCTCCGATGTTCTCACAGAGATTACGGAGGTCGCGGAGGTTAAAGCTCTGGACCTGTTTCACCGCTACGCACACTTTGGGCCACGGCTTACAGGGGTGGTCGAGGAAATAATCAGACTGTACGAAGTCCTCTTTGTCCATCACCGTAATGTCGTAGTCGCTCACGGCAACGGTGAGCATCGTATTGAGGGGCAGATTTGACAGCTTAACCATTTTCCGCGCCCTCCTGCAGTACCAACTCAGACTTGACGCTGAGGAACATAGGCGGGACGCCTTCGCCCACGGTGTACAGGTAAACGCGCCCAGTCTTTTTCACCTGTTCCAGCTCTTCAGGGGACAGCTCCCAACAGGTTTCAACGCCGGGTGTACCGTCGGCGTATTTGTACGCCGTACCCGGCAGATCCAAACAGCCCTCTTTTACAAAGACGACGTTGGAGTGTTCGGTTTTAATGGGTTTCATGTTGTTTTCTCCTTTTCAACATATCCGGCCATTTCTTAACGAAATTGGTATATCGTTTGTAATCGCTTATCGTGGGACAGCTTGCCCACACTGCACGATTTGTCGTCCAACGCTGTAAGTGTTGGCACAGCTTAAAGTGGTATATCTGCTCAGGCGTGTAACGGTCCCACACATTCGGCAGTAGTATCCCACGATCATCGACAAACTTCTGCTTGTCATAGATCATCACGTAGGGACAGTAGCCGAGATAACGCAGTTTATAAATTCGTTGCAGGTCCTCTTCGTGAGTTGACCAGAAATTTGTGAGAACGTACACGCCGGTTTTTTTTGCCGGGAATAGCCCTGACTGGGCAACCTTTAAGAATTGTGGAAACAAGTTCTCTTTGGGATCGTCCCACGCAAAATGAAAATCCTTCACTTTAACCCGGCGTAGTGCCTCAATCACTTCATCGGTCATGTATCGAACATCCATGCCACCCGCAAAATCAACTCTTGCTTTGGAATCTGCAAGCTGCTGAATAAGAGCTATACGATCTCTGCAGGCAAGCAAATTCTGGTCAAGTAGATATATTTCTTTCTGGCCCGTCCAAAATTCGCTTAAATCGGCTGTTTTTCTTGAAACACAGCCGTCCTTTTTAGGTGTAATACAGAATCCGTGATTTTTACGCGGGCATCCCCGCGTCAGCCAGCCAACCGCAAAATTGTATTGCGGGTAGAGCGCATAATCCGGGGTTGTGTGTTCGATTTCATAAGGGAGACAGTTATCAAGGTCAACGCCAGAGCCGCCTATTTGAACATCGTCGCAGTTAAGTACAATCGGCATAGTGCTTTCAGTGAATACCTTTGACGCATATACCTTGTCGTAACGTCCGCCATCAGGG